CGGATAGCTTTGTACGTAGCGTATGAGTAGCCCCGTGCGTCATTCATCGTCAGACCCCCACTGCGCTAGCACGGCGTCCACATCACGAGGCTTAGCCGCTTCAGGTTTCTTGGTATCGCGCTTGACGGGCGCAGGCTCTTCAGTCTCTTCAGCTTGCGGTGTAGGTAGCGTTCCCTGTGCAGGGGCAGCGTTGAACTTAGTTTCAATCGCACGCTTGGCATCCTCAGACTGACCTTGTGCTTTGGAGAGGTCGTACTCCTCACGGGTCAACGGACGCACAGCGCGGAACTTTAGCACAGGCACTGACTCACCCGTATCAAAGCGAGCTTCAGTCACAACACCACTCATTGGGATGCCGTGCCCCGACAAGAAACTTGCGTAGGCTTTAAACGGCAGCTTCTCGCCTTCTTGCTTACCGAAGTACGACTTACTGGGCAGACGCAGACGATACACGTTGCCGCCCATATCACCTTCAAGCACAACTGCAGTGTTTAAGAAGAAACGGCATGCACGTGAATTGCCTTGGCCAGAACCTTCGATGTTTTGCGGGCAAGTTGCACAAGATGCGGACTGTGGGCTCTTGACAGAAGGGTCCGGGGCCTTCGAGTCTGCTGAGAAACAATCCGGCACAGAGGCTTGCCCCTTGACGTACTTACCTGCATAAAACGTCCGCGATACGCTGGGTGCTGCGTTAACCACCACGAAGTTCATAGCACGGTCTTCGTTCTTAGCGATCTCTTCGCCGCCCACGATCATGCGCCACACACCACCATCGATGGATATAGACTTACCCTGCGAACCCCCAGCGAGACGCTTGGTGAAGTCGTCCTCTTGGTTACGAAGATAGTCGGGGAGGGCTGAACCAGATTTGAACAGAGTCATTTCAGACATTGCATAGCTCCTTAGCTAGGGTTGGGGTACTACTTGGTTGCACGGCGAATGGTGATCGCATACCGTGAGTCGGTGTTAAGTCCCTGAGGTAAAACTCCGGGGTTCTCGGTCAGGAACTGCTTCATGTTGGATTGGTGAACGCGTTGCTCCAGAAGCTGGATCGCGTCGTGTTGCTTGATGAACGAATACATCGAATCCCAGTCGTTGGTCCAGTACCGGGTTTTGACTGAACGGGAAAAGGAACCGTACGGTGTCTTGCCACCATCTTGATTTGTAGTTTTGCAGATCTCCAGTAGAGCCTGCTCGATGACATCCATCTGCTCCTTGATCTCGTTGACCTTCGCGTCGTACTCCCGCGTTAGAGCATCCTTGGCGTCGCGCATCTTGATGTACGTCGAAACCAGCTTTGTGGCGTCCATTATTTTCTCCTTTGTTAAGTGAGTCTGTCATTTTACACAGTCCATTACATAAGTCAAGCTATTTCCTCCTCATACAGCTGAACCAGGGCTTGGTGCATGTCAAGCTTTCCATCCAGCAACGCATAGATGCGTTTCTCCACGGGGCTCCCTTGTAGGCGTACGACAGTAACCGAATTACGTTGTCCGGCTCGGTGTGCGCGGGCGTTGCCTTGTAAGTAGAGTTCTGCTGACGTAACGGGTCCCCACCACACGACAGTGTCTGCACGGGTTAGCGTGATGCCATGTGCTGCCGCCTGCGGGATGATCAATATGACCTTGGGGGCCTGCTCAGTTTGAAACTGTTTGATGTACTGCGCACGGATGCTTGCCGCTGTGCCACCATGGATCGATACGGTGGATACGCCCTCTTTAGCGAGGTCGTTCTCTAAGCGCTCTAGCACGTGCCTGAATGGTACGAAGACAATAACTTTGTGTGTGGTGCCATGCACCACATCGAGCAACTCATCAAAACGGTTACGCACGTCGAACTCAACCACATCTCGCTCTGTGGTGTACACCGCGCCTTGCGCAATTTGTAACAATTTATTCAGCATGCTGGCTGCATTAACGGCGGTGATCTGCTCCCCAGCAGCCGTGGCAACCATCTGCTTACGAATCGCTTCGTAATACTTGTGCTGTTGTTTCGTCAGTGGCACCTCACGGGTTACATACAGCATATCAGGCAGATCTAAGCACTCTTCCTTCGTGAACCGAATGGCAGGCTGTAGCACACGATGAACTGTCTCTGACGCAGAGGCTTTGGGTGCCCACTTAAACTGCGTGACCTTACGCATGACCTGATCACGGAACGCACCAAAGAAGCGAGGTACCCCTTGAGGGTTCACAAGCTTTGCGAGGCCATAGGCATCGGTGGGGGCTTGCGCCGCAGGTGTCCCCGTCATGAGCCATAAACGCGTGTGTGGGTGCACGATGTGCGCCAAGGCTTTCCATCGATCCGTGGATACGCTTTTGACGGCGGTAGCTTCATCGACGACGATCAGATCGTAGGCTTGATCAAACAACTCATCACGCACGACCTTAACGCCGTCGAAGTTGATGATGGTAAAGTCGTACTGCGCACGGATCACGTCTTTACGTTTCTCACGCGCCCCAACGGCGAGCCCCACACTGCGGTGCATAACCGTTTTGAAAAGATCTGATCGCCATGCAGTGTCCATGATTGACACCGGACACACGATGAGCACACGCTTGATCTGCCCCACTTGCATTAGGTAGTCCGCAGCCCAAGCTGCAGCACTGGTCTTGCCTGTACCTGCTTCGCTCAAACAGAAACAGCGTGGGTTCGACGCCAAGAACGCAGCCGTGGTGCGCTGATGCTCAAACGGTGTGTACACACCGGGCCACTTGTATCGCCCTAGGATCGGGTTCGGCACATCCTTGATGCGCAAGTTACGCAGGATGCGGGTTTCGTCGTAACCCCAGTGTACGAGGACTTCTCCTAGCTCCCCTTCTTTCTTAAGGAGCTTGCTCTTTGGTATGAGGTTGATGATCTGGTCCGCCTTCTTTGTGCGGATGAGTAGTGCTTTGTTGTCGATGATCTGCACACGTTCTCCAAATGTTAAATAGCCGAGGTGCGGTCTGCACTCGGCGTTTGTTCTCCAAAAAAGCGAGGTGGTATTGGGTACCACCTCGCAAGCATCACCACAAAGGAGAACCCAGGGAGGAGAATACCTGGGACCCCAAAAGTACGCTTGCGTTATGCGCTTGTCAACTACTTCATGCCTGCACTGCGGGTACGTGCAAAACTTCGATTCGTGCCTTTTGCTACTGCCTTCAGATTGCCACGCGTAGTAGCTCCGCCCTTGGCGAGCGGCGTCTTATGGTCAACATCCTTACCATCACCCTTACGCACCGCGCCTTCCTTAGTCAGCATGCGACGCGCTTTGTTGCGCTCAGCGCGTTTGCGTTTCTGCTCTGGGGTGCCTTGGTAGTTGTCGTACTCAACTCGGTAGTTGCGTGTCATATGTCACCTGTGTTCACAGACATCCTCAGTCACCGGGCAGAACTTACACAACGGGCTTGGGCGGGCGTTCCATACATCGTTAGCAAGCGTCTCTTCGATCTGCGCTGCATGCCCTGACCACTGAGATAATATGTCCGGTAGCTGATCACGTTTATAGGTTGCCTGTATAACATCCCCAGGCACGATAAAAAATAACATTCCCTTGACGCGCTGCACGTTCGGGTAATGCGCCATCACCATAGCGGCCATCAACTCAAGCTGAGAAGTATCTGCGAACCGACTGCTTTTACCAGTCTTCCAGTCACCCACCCAAGCCGTTGCATCATTGACGATTATCAGATCGGGTATACCTCGAAACCACACATCTTTAGCTGAGAACGTGCAAGGGCTGAAGTCTTTGCGCATACCCATCCGCTGCTCACACAAACGTTCCCCCGGCATATCCTTGATGCGCTGCAAAGCCGGTTCGTGTTGCTGCAAGCTTTCCGGTAGGGGGGTGCCGTCCATCAAAAACTTTTCAAAGGCCCCATGCACCCAATTGCCGTACGTCGTTGCCTCAGTTGGAGCCTGTTTGAACCGTTTGAGAATTCGAACTTGTTGGTAACGTCGTGGGCAGCCTTGGAAATCTTTGATCGATGAGTGGGAGTGTATGAGCATGACTTTATTATTTAATTAGCAATCCCCGTATGATGCACCCCACCCAGACTCACACGGGGATT